ACGTTCATATAGAACGCCGGCTTGTTGTGCGCTGGCCGCTACGCCTATAATCTGGTCGCCTGGTACTCGTCGAAGTCCGTATATTCCAGCGCCGGCGCCTAATTCTGTTTTACCGTTTTGTCTAGCTATCATTATAAGCACTTGTCTAAATCTTAACATTCCGGCTTTAGGGTGGCCTTCGGGATAGGTTTCTAGGGCGTGGCGTAAAAGCCATTTTTGATAGTTATATAAGCCGGTAGCTTTACCGTCTACGCCGCGGCCGCCTAAACTAGCGTCTAAAACTGGTAGAAGCCAGTCGGCATCTGAGCTAAAAGATTCGTCGCCTGTTAGCGTTGGCGTATAGCGTACTGGCAACGCTAGGCGGCTAAAGTCTATTTTACCGTCCATGTGATTCTAAAAATAGGTCTAGCTGGTCTATAGGTTCGCCGTCTTCTATTGGTACGTCTGGCGGTGGCGGTAAAGGCTTCCGAGATTCTAGCCGTACTATCACTTTACTAAATTGGTTTAGAAGCGTGCCGTTAATTCCGTTTACGTCTAAATCTCTAGCCAAGTCTTTAGCCATATGTACCCAGACGCTATCAAGCGGCGTTAGCCATTCGTCGGCCTCTAATAAAAAAGCTTTAACCGCTGTAGCGTACTTCTGATGACTATCTTTTTTAGGTGGCATATATTATATAATAGCACAAAACGGTAAAACAGAATTAGGCGCCGGCGCTGGAATATACGGACTTCGACGAGTACCAGGCGACCAGATTATAGGCGTAGCGGCCAGCGCACAACAAGCCGGCGTTCTATATGAACGTACTATGCAAGCTATAGAACGAACCCCGGCACTAAAAAAACGATTTAAAAAGCTTACTAGAACGCGTGGAATAAGAAGCTTGGAAGGCTCAAGTTACGAAATAAGAGCCTCTAAAGGTGAGAGTTTACAAGGCGTACCAATAGAACTAGGACTAATAGACGAAGTACATATAGTAAAAGACGAACTACACCAAGCGATGCTAGCCGGGCTAGGCGGTAGAGATAACGCCATACTACTAATGATAAGCACCGCCGGCGACGAAACCAGTAGCTTACTAAACAAGCTTCAAGAAAAAGGCGAAGCGGCAATAATAGAAAACCCTCAAGAAAACCGCTTCGGATACTTCGTTTACGAAGCGCCAGAAGCGAAACTACCCGAAGACCTAGACACCCTAAAAGAATATTTAACCTTAGCTAACCCTAAAATAGCAGAAGGCCACCTAGACATCGAAAACCTACTTAGCGATTTAGAGACTATGCACCCTAGCGACGTTATACGCTACCACCTAAACCGCCGCTTTAATTCTGTAAATACGTTTATAAATCTAGAAGACTGGGCGGCACTAAGGCGCCCTACCGGTAGCGAAATACCGAAACAAACGCCGGTAATATTCGCGCTAGAACGTACACGCGAATGGTCGCACGCTACCATTACAGTAAATACTAAAGGTAAAGACGGAAAAATATATACCGAAATAATAGCCTCAATAGTAAACCCTACAGAAGACCAGCTACTAAAAATACTTATAGACCTAAAAAAACATAAGCCTTTAGCTTACGTTTTAGACGGCTGGCGCTTCAAAAACCTAGCTAAAGCACTAAAAGAAAAAGGCTATACAGTCTACGCCTATAGCGGCGGTGAAATAGCTCAAGCGTGTAGCGTCTTCTACGCTAAAATAAAAACTAAACAAATATGCCACGCCGGCGACCCTTTACTAATCGACCAGCTACCCGGTTGTACAGCCGTAACTAAAGGCAATAATTTTACTATCGGACGAACCCCCGGCGCTAACGAAATCGACTCAGTTTACGCAACCGCGCTAGGCGTCTACGCCGCCGAAACAATAAAAGAAAAAAAATCTAGAATATACTAACTTCTAATAAAATAATATGCTAGGCTTCTAGCCAATGGGCTTATTTAGTAGTAAATCTTACGACATACTTAAAGAAGAATTAGAACTATTAAAAAGAGCCGCGCCACCACTAGACGCAATAATACCGCCTTCTAGAGCAACCGGCGCCGAAACAATAACACCTAATCAGACTTTAAGTTTAAGCATAATTTTTCGAGCTATACAACTACACCAAACCGCCGCTAAACAATGTTCAATCTACGGCGTAAACCAGAAAAAAAACGAGCGTATAGCTTCTATAGATTTACCTTCAATAGTACGCAAGCCAGTTTTAAAATATTCTTTTAAAGAATACTTAGCTAGAACTATCTCTAGCCTAATACGATACGGCAACGCCTACCGACTAAAAGACTTCGACTCTAAAGGTGAGCTACAAAGTTTAATACCTTTAAACCCTTCCGACGTTCTAGTAGAGATAGACGAAAAAGACCCTACAAGAATTGTAAGCTACACCTATCTAGGCCAACGCTATACGCCAGACCAAATAAGTCATTTAAAATATGTAGAGATAGACGAACTACCATTAGGACTATCACCCTTCGAAGCGGCTAACATCGAACTAAAAGGTATATTCGACACTCGAAACTATACACGCCGATGGCTAAAAACTAACTCGACACCCTTAGAAGGCTACCTAAAAAGCGTACACGACGTAGACGACGAAGAAGCCGTAAATTTAAAGGCCGCTTGGAAGGCCGGAACTATAGGCGAAGAAGGCGTAGCGGTATTACCGAATAGCGTAGACTTCGTACCGTTATATTTAAAACCTTCCGAGCTTCAATGGGTAGAAGTTCAAAAATTCGACGCTATACAACAATGTAGGCTCTTAGCGGTACCGGCTTCCGTAATGCTAATAAGCCTAGAAGGTAATAGCCAAACTTACAGCAATATAGAGCAAGACTGGATAAGCTACACGCGTTTCGGCCTAATGAGCCTACTTCTACCAATAGAACAAGAATTAACAGACCTAGCACCAGCGTCTACGCAAATAAAATTTAACATAGACGCCCTACTACGAACCGACACGCTAACACGCTACCAAGCGCACGCCATCGCGCTAGCCGGTAAACCCTTCTTAGAGCAAAACGAAGTAAGAGCCATAGAAGACCGCGACTTTATAGACTTAGAACTATTAAACACGCCAGCCGCTACAGCGGTAACAAACTTTATAGGTGGAACTAATGGCTAGCAATAACTACCCGATAGAACTAGTAAGAGGCGCCGGCGCTACCCTTAGCTTAACTTTAAAAGATAACGACGGCGTAGCTATAGACCTAACAGGCGCTAAAGTAATATTCGCGGTAAAAACAAAAACTAACGCCAGTAAACTATACGATAGCGATAACGCCACCGCCCTAATATTAACCGACACTACTAGCCATACTTTACCGCTACAAGGTAAAACCGACATAGATTTAACTAACGACGATACAGACCTAGCGCCCGGCGTTTACGTCTACGGTATAAAAGTAGTGCCAGCTATAGGCGAGTCTATACCGTCTTCTATAGCGCCCTTTATTATAAAACCGCGAGGCGTGGAAGGCGAATAGATGCAAGTAACTATAGAACTAGTAACTAACGAAATAGACCTATACGGCCAACCGCCAACAATGACCGGCGGCGGCGGCGGTGTCTCATCATGGAACGATCTCACAGATAAACCAACAACTTTCACACCGTCGGCACACACACACGACGATCGTTATTACACCGAAACCGAAATCAATACTATAATTTCAGCCATTAGAAGCATTCCAATGAATTACAAATCGGGAGAATATTTTCTAGCCAGTCGAAGTGTAGGCGTTGGATATACAGGCGGATATTTGCACGCGACGGTTAGCACCGCAAATAATAAAGTGAAAGTACAACCGCTTTTAATAGATCATATTGTCACCGTAACCGATTTAGCAATCTACCTAGTTGCAGGAAATACAGGTGGCTTTTTTCGAATAGGCATATATTCAGATAATAATGGAGAGCCTGGTAATGTTCTATGCGATACGGGAACCGCTTCAACTTCCACGCCAGGATTAATAACATTCAATTTATCAACTCCATTAACTTTGACACCTGGGCAATATTGGATTGGCATTGTGGCGCAAGATTTAAACTTAGGGTCAGCTTCACCAAGTTTCTCCGCATGTTCACACAGTACCGCTATCGCCAATGAACCAGTTCCGGCCGGAAACAATAACGGAATTACCTCAAAAATTTATAATGCGCCGTCGGGCGCATTAGCCGCTAACCCTTCATTAGCTTTTTTAAGTCGAGCTAACCTAACCGCTACACCGTTTCATATATGGTTAAAGGTGCAATGATGAAAAATCTTATATGGAGAGACGGCGAACTAATAGAAGTAGTAGAGACCGGCGAGGAACTATTAGACACTTACACCGGCGCGGTAGAACTCACGCCAGAAGTTTTAACTACGTTGGAAACGAAACTAACAGAAGCTACCACCGTAGCGAAACTAAAAACAGCGCTACTAGAATTTATAGAGAATTTAAGAGGCTAAACTATGACACTAATCGAAACCGAAAACCTACTTATACGCGACGAAGGCGACTACTGGGCGGTCGGCGGCTACGCTATAAACTGGGATACACCGACAAGCGTAAACGACATCGACCCGACAAGCGGCGCTAAACTAACCTACCTAGAAGAATTCGCGCCGGGCGCTATAATGATGCCAGCGGAAGGCGTATTACTACGAAACGAGCATAAAGAAGACGTAGGAATATTAACACGCTCTACTACAGACGCGACCGGCTGGAATGTAGAACTAGAGATAAACAAAACAGAAGCCGGCGCTAAAGTACGCGACTTACTAAAACGAGGCGAACTAAAAGCCTTTAGTATCGGCTTCGCAAATAACCCACTCGAAACTAAATTCGATGCTATACGCAACGTCTACCGGCGCACTAAAGCGCTAGTAAAAGAAATAAGCGTAACCGCTAGGCCGCAACACCTAAAAACAGATGTAGCCTATGTACGTTCCAACCCAATAACAGAAGGAAACAATATGTCAGACGACGAAAAAAAACCAGAAGCGAAACTACCAACGCCAGCACCTCAAGAAAACCTATTAACACGCTCAGAACTAGAAGACGCTATGCGCGACCTTCGAGGCGAACTAAAAGACCAACTAAAAACTAGAAGCGAAACTACTAGAGACACTAGAAGCCCCGGCGAATTCTTAAAAGCTTTAGCTTCTGGCGATAACGCTACAGTAAAACGCTACGAAAATCTATTAACACGTTCTAACAGCGAACTACTAGAAGCGGTAGACCAACTAAAAACTAGAGCCTTCCCTACAGAAGGTATATTAGATAACTCTATTCTTTTAGACTCATGGGTAGGCGACCTAACTAGACTAGTAGACGAACCGGCTATTCTAAAAAATGTTTTCTCTACTGGAACTTTACCAGCTACAGGAATGTCAATAGAATACGGCGCTTTAGTAACAGACGCTACAGTAGTAGACGTACAAGCTGCAGAAGGCGATAACTTAGAATATGGCTATGTAGACATCGAGCTAAAAACCGCGCCAGTAAAAACTTACGGAGGCTACTCACGTTTAAGCCGCCAAGCTATCGAACGCTCTAGCATTAGCTACCTAGACACTATGTTAAGAGCGCAAGCGTTAAGAGCTGGTAAACGAGTAAACATCGCTATTCGTACAGCTTTTACTACAGCGTACGCCGCTCAAGTAACAGCCGGCAACAAAGTAACAATAACAGACGAAACCGACTATACAGACGTAACAGACGCTCTAGTAGACGGCGTAGACTTACTATTAGACGAAGGCTTAACAGCCGACTACTTAGTAGTAGACAAAGCTACATTTAAAGCACTAAAAAACATGTCTTCTACAGACGGCCGCCCTACAATGCTATTAGACGGCGCTGGCGTAAACAACGTCGGACAACTAAACCTATCAGGCCTTAGCGGACGACTAGCCGGTATAACTGTAGTATGCGATCCGAATATGGTATATGACCCTACCGGTACAGTAACTAATACCGCGGCACTTGTAAACTCTCAAGCTATACGCTTTAGAAGTTCAGGAATCGCGCAACTAACAGCCGAAAACATCGTAAACTTGTCTAACGACTTTAGTTTATACTTCTACGCGGCTATAGCTACCGAAATACCAAAGGGTATTATACCGGTAGAGGTAACACTCTAAAAGGTAACACTAAAAATGGCTGACACCTGGGAAACACTAAAAGGCTATATAAGAGCCGGCGACGACGACGACGTATTTATAGAACGATGCTTTGACGATGCCACCGAGCTAGTAAATGACTATGTAGGCGAAACCTATATACCAGAAGCTAAACTAGCCTTAGCTATCCTAAAAACCGGAGGCGAACTCTACTCACAAAGAGACGCCCCCGGCGGTATTAGCCAATTTAGCGACATGAACGCTAACCCTATAAGGGTAGCGCGAGACCCTTTAACAGCGGCTAAACCAATACTAAGAAAATATGTTACGGGAATAGCTTAAAATGGAAACTACGGCAATAATAGACGCTATAGCTACAATTACAGCGGCTTTAGAAGGCGCGGAAGTAGGTAAAATCTACGACCACATACCAGCTAAGCCAACTCTACCAAGTGTGATTATAGCGCCAGCTTTAAACTTTATTACCGATAGCCTAGCTTTTAATCAAAGAGAACTAAAGCTAGATGTATGGATACTAGCTACACCTTCTACAGATACCCGAAACTTACAACAAATACTCTATAAAAATATAGCGAAAACTATAACAGCTTTAGAGGCGCTAGACTCTATCGAATTTGATAGCGTAGAGCAACCTACAGCGGTAGAACTAAACCAAACTAAAACCCTAGCGGCTACTATAGCCGTTAATATAACACTATAAGAAAAGAGCAAATATGCCTTCAAGTACAAAAATATACGGTAAACAATTAAGGCTAGAAGTCGACGGTACGAACTACTGGGCGGACACTATCTCATGCGTAATGAAAAACGAAGAAAACGGCGACGAAGTTACAACCTTCGAAGACGCTAGTTTAGGCCAAACCCTAAAATACTTTTTCGAAATTACAGCGTTACAATCAACCGACGCCGATAGCTTTTGGTCATACGTTTACGATAACGTAGGCGAAATAGTAGCGTTCGAGTACGCGCCACATGGCAACGCCGCGCCAGCTACAGACCAACCCCACGTCGTTGGCACGTTGGAAGTAATGACACCGCCGGAACTTGGTGGCGAAGCTGGACGTAAAAATACGTTCCAATTTACTACACGTTTCGACATCGTAGGAACGCCTACTCTAGACCGTACACCGTAGAGGCTAAAAATGTCTACACTAAGCGCCGCTAATAACACTTCTAATGCTATCTCTATAGATGGCGTGCCGGAAGTGCTAAAAACCCTAGCGGCGCTTGGCGTAGAAGTAGACGACCTAAAAGCGCTTAACTTCGAAGCGGGCGTAATAGTAGCGCGTAAAGTAGTAGCGCCGGTAGACACCGGCGACATGGCTACTACTCTACGCGTAGCTAAAGCAAAAAGTAAAGCAAAAATAAGCATAGGTCAAAAAGCTAAAGGCTTCTATAGTACATTTATAGAGTACGGAACTAAAAACCTAGACGCTAACCCCTTCTTACTAGAAGCTAAAAAAGCTAGCCTACCGGAAATCTACGACCACTACGAAAACGGAATAGACCAACTCATAAAAAAATATAATCTAAACTAAGGAAAAAAATATGTCAGAAGACGAAACTAAAACAGACGAGACGCCAGAAGCTTCTACCGAAGAAGTGCTAGTAAGCACGCCCGAAATAAATCTAGGCGACTTTATAAATAATTTAGACATGGAAGAATTAGACTTCGTAGAAAACATTAGCGGCGTAAGTTTAGACGAGCTAGAAGTACCAGGCCGCGCTAAAGGCCTATTTATAGCCGGCGTAGCTTTAGTAGCTAAACGCCGTACACAGCCCAATTTTTCATGGTCAGAAGCTAGAGCTTTAAATATGGGGCAAATTAAAACACTAATAGCAGAAGCCGACAAAGCAAAAAAAGCACCGGCTACGAAATCAAAACCGACACAAGGTTAATAGAATTAGCTACCTTCTGTATAGATTTACACTGGACGCCCGAAACATATAAACGGCTAACAGTAAGAGAGTACAGGGCTATAATAAGCGTAGCAGAAGAACGAAACAAGGAATAGAATAAAATGGCCGGCAATAAAGTAACCGTAACTATCTCTAGCGATACTACAGGCTTTAAATCTGGCTTAAAAGAAGCCGAAACCGGACTAAGCGGCTTTAGTTCTAACTTACAGTCTACCGGCGCTTCTATGATGAAATTCGGCGGCGCTATGTCTTTAGGCGTAACCGCGCCTATCTTACTATTAGGTAAAACAGCCTTTAGCGCGGCTAGTGATATAAACGAATCTTTAAATAAAGTAAAAGTAGTTTTCGGCGAATCGGCTAAAGAGATAGATACCTGGTCAAAATCTAGCGCTAAAAATATAGGACTCTCAAGGCGCGAAGCGTTAGCGGCCGCTGGAAGTTTCGGCGACATGTTTACGCAAATAGGATTTACTCAAGAAGCTAGCGGTAAAATGTCTAAAAGCGTTTTACAAATGTCGGCCGACCTGGGAAGCTTTAGCAACTTAGACACCGCCGACGTCTCGGAACGTATAACAGCCGCTTTTCGAGGCGAATTCGATAGCTTACAGAAGGTTATACCTAATATAAACGCCGCTAGAGTCGAAAAAGAAGCCCTAGCCTTATCAGGTAAAAAACTAGCTTCCGAGCTAACAGCTCAAGAAAAAGCGCAAGCCGTTCTAAACATCGTCGAAAAAGACGGCGCTAAAGCTAAAGGCGACTTCGCTAACACTTCTAAAGACGCCGCTAACGCTACTAAAATTTTTAAAGCTCAAGTAGACGACCTTTTAGGAACCGTAGGAAAAAACTTACTACCAATATTTACTAAAGGTATAGGCCTAGTTAGTGGCCTAGCCGAAACTTTTAGCGGACTATCTGACAAAACTAAAAAATTTATTTTAATAGGCGCCGGAATAGCCGCGGCAATAGGGCCAGCTATAACAGTAGTAGGCGCTTTAACCGCTGGCGTAGGCCTACTATTAACACCGGTCGGCCTAGTAGTCGGCGGTATAGCTTTAGTAGCGGCTGGCTTCGTCTACCTATATAACACTTCTAAACCAGTACGCGACGCTATAGACGGCCTAGCTAAAGCCTTCGAAAACTTCGACCTAGGTAACATAGGCGATTCTCTAAAAGATGTAGGTAAAAATCTATCTAAAGTAGTAGTAGAAGGTCTAGGTGCATTAGGCGATGCCATAGGAAATATCGACTGGGGCAAAATCTCGGTCAAAGTTTTAGATGGTCTAGACCAGCTAAAAGATGCAGCCTTTAAATTCTTAGGTAGTATTGACTGGGGTGGACTTGCATTAAGTGTAGGTAAACTTATAGGTAAAGGTTTTGAAGCATTAGGAAAATTATTTACAGACATCGACTGGAAAAAAGTATTCGGTTTTATTCTAGAACTAGGCGGAGATATTTTAGCTTTACTAGGTAAAATCGACTGGGGTAAAGTAGCTGCAGGTGTAGGTACAGCACTACTAGCCGCTTTAAAACTTGTATTCGTAACTATACCGCAAGGCCTTCTAAAAATGGTCGTAGGGCTTTTTAGTGCGGTAGGCGACCTATTACCAGATGTAGACTGGGGCGAAGTAGCGCTAAAAGTCGGCGACGGCCTAGTAGCTCTTTTTAAACTAGTTTTCGTAGAGTTACCTTCTAAAATCTGGGATATAACCTGGGGCGGTATAAAGGCCGCTTGGAACTTCATTGCAGATGTAGACTGGGGCGAAGTAGCTAAAACACTAGGCGAAGCCTTCTTAGGCCTACTAAAACTAGTTTACGTTACACTACCTTCTAAAATCTGGGATATAACCTGGGGCGGTATAAAGGCCGCTTGGAACTTCATTGCAGATGTAGACTGGGGCGAAGTAGCTAAAACACTAGGCGAAGCCTTCTTAAGCCTACTAAAACTAGTTTTCGTTACACTACCTTCTAAAATCGGCGGCGTAGTAGTCTCAGGTATTAAAGCCGCTTTTAAATGGGCGGTAGACAATGGCGGCGACCTACTGGGAAGTCTAACCGACTGGCTAAAAAAGATACCCGAAAAAATCGGCGACGTATTTAGCGGCGCCGGTAAATGGCTAGTAGACGCCGGCAAAAATATTATACAAGGGCTACTAGATGGCGCCGGCTCATTACTAAAAAAAATCGGCGAATTCTTTTTAGACAAAGTACCCGGCTGGATTAAAGCACCCTTTAAAGCGGCTTTAGGTATTAGCTCACCTTCTAAAGTATTTAAAGAGTACGGTAAAAACGTAGTACAAGGCTTTACTTCTGGACTAGCCGACTTACGCCCTATAGACCAAGCTATAAACAAAATGGCCGCTAGCACTACCCTAAACTTACAAGGCTCTAAAGCTAGAGCCGGCAACGTAGTAAATAACTATTATACAGTAGACGCGCAAATGCTAACACCGACACCGGAAGCCGGCCGAGTAATAGCAAATAGTCTAAAACAATTTAACACCCTAGACGGTCGAAACTAATGCCTACACTCGAACGCCCTTTAGAAGACGTACACTTAGAAGTCTTCGCACCTACCGGCGGCTTTATCCTTGGCGTTAGCGTTTTCGGCGACCTACTCGGCGGCGATGCCTTCCGGCTAACTATAAACAAATTCGGCGACCTTTTTAGTGATGCGTATATGCATAATCAATGGGTAGACTATATTAACGACGCTACTACTATAAGCTACCGGCGCGGCTCAGTAAACGAAGGCGCTACTAACACCGTACAAGTAGGAATAATTAGCGCGACAATAAAAAACGCCGCTAACCCCTTAGAAGACTATAAAATAAGAGCCGGGCGGCCTATACGTCTACGACACTTAGACGAAATACTATTAAGCGGTAATATTACAGCGGTACCGGGTAGAATAACCAGAAAAAAAGGCGCTTATACTAAGTATTTTATTTTACAAGCGGCCGACACTGTACAAAGATTAGCGGCGCTAAAAGCGTATGGGGCTGGCGGCCTAACGGAACCTTACGAAACCTTCGAAGAACGTATAGCTAGACTATTAGACACTTATACCGGCGCGGTCGAATTACCTACCGGCGACGCCTACCCTACTTATAAGCTTAGCGCCACCGTTTACGAAGGTAGCCTAGCCAGCCATTTAGACCTAGCTTGCAATAGTGTTGGCGCTTCGTGGTATATAGACAAACTAGGCCAAGTAAGATTTAGCACCGCGCTAACTGATTATATTACCGCAACTTTTACAGACGGTACACACACCGAAACACTAGCCGACCCGTTACACTACTACGGTATAGACATTGAATATGATGCTAAAAACCATATAAACTATTTACAATTAGCTAACCGTGGAATAGTAGAAGACCCTAATAACGTAGGCGAAGCTATAGCGGCCGATACTAATACACTATATGCCGATGTTACTAGCGTAGCTTCTAACAGTTATCGAGATGCCACCTTAGCTACTTGTCTATATACAGAAGGCGCGTATACTTCTAGCCTAAACGACCGCGCCGGCGAAATACTAACCGCTTATAGTACACCGAAACCAACTATTACTAAAATTTATTTTAATATGCAAGAAAACTTTAACGCGACCAGATTAGAAGCGCTACACTTAATAGAAGTATGGCACGAATCTATAAAATATACTTTAAGAATAGCCGGGCTTAGCGCCACTATAGACCCTACAAGGTGGCTTATAGAACTAGAACTAGTAAAGGAAACATAAAAAATGGCTTCAATATATAAAACCTTCGCGGACGGCGACGCTTTTACAGCGGCCGACGCTAACACCTACCTAATGAGACAAACTATTATAGCTTGTGATAACCAGACCGACCGCGACGCGATACTAACACCCCAGGAAGGCATGACGGTCTACCGTAAAGATACCGACGCTACCGAAGTTTATGATGGTAGCGCCTGGCTTTCATACGATAGTAAATGGCAAAGCTATACGCCTGCACTTACTAATATAACTTTAGGTAATGGTACGCTTACCG